CGTTAAACCAAAACAAGTTGATTGTCGCAGTAAAACATGTTATAATACTAACATGATTGATGTGTTGGCATTTTTACCTGCAAAAAGAAAACAGTCTAGTTCTGGATGGCTCAGTTTCAATGCACCCTGTTGCGTACACAACGGCAACACACCAGATCGCAGAAGCAGAGGCGGCATTAAACTTTCCGAGCAGGGCTGGAGTTATCACTGCTTCAACTGCTCATACACTGCAAGTTTTATCCTGGGACGTAACATTGGATTTAAAGCCAGGCGCCTGCTTGAATGGTTAGGCGTTCCAGAAAACGACATCAATCAAATCAATCTAGAAAGCATGCGCCATCGCAGCATGGAAGGCATGCTGGAGGATCGTCAGCGTGTGTGGAACCAGTTGGCACCAATAGAATTCAAAGAAGCAGATCTTCCCAATTTTGTAGATTTTGTAACACCCGACAGCGCCGATGAATGGGCATATCTACAAAGCAGACATGTGCCAGAAGATTATCCTGTAATGGTAGCAGCAACAGGGTTTGCCAGAAAAGGTGTGGTAGTTCCATTCACATACAACAACCGAGTTGTGGGCAGTACAATACGATTTTTAGACAATCGTAATCCACGCTACATCAATGACATGCCCCGGGGGTATGTGTTTGGCATGGATCTACAGCAAACAGGATGGCAGCATGTGATTGTGACCGAAGGCATATTTGATGCGTTATGCATTGGCGGCCTGGCAGTCATGCACAATGAAATAAGTGATGAGCAGGTGAGATTGATACGCAGTCTGGGTCGTGATGTTACAGTGGTTCCAGATCAAGATCAGGCAGGTGTTAGTCTAATAGACCGTGCAGTGGAGTTGGGGTGGGCAGTGAGTATTCCCGATTGGCCAGATCAAGTGAAAGACGTTAACGATGCTGTGAAACTGTGGGGAAAGCTGCCAACCTTGCTAACTATACTGCAATCAAGAGAAACAAGTAAAATAAAAATTGAGTTGCGGAAACGGCAACTTGAAAAGAAAATCAACAGACCAAGAGAACTATTAGATGCTTAAAGAATACGGATTAGATGTACAGAGATTGTTTCTGGAAATGATGCTGGAAGATGCTGCCAGCTATGTACGGGTACAAAACATTTATAATCCGGCCAACTTTGATCGCAGTCTAAGACCAGCAGCAGAGTTCATCAAAGAGCATTCTGAAAAACACAAGACCCTGCCGGATCGCACACAGATCTCGGCCACAACCGGCGTTAAACTGGCCGCCGTGCCAGACTTGAACGAAGGGCACTACGAGTGGTTCATGACCGAGTTTGAAGCGTTTACTAGACGTCAAGAACTAGAACGAGCCATTTTAAAAAGTGCTGACCTGTTGGAAAAAGGCGAGTATGATCCTGTGGAGAAACTGATCAAAGATGCAGTACAGATCAGTCTGACAAAAGACATGGGTACTGATTACTTTGCTGATCCTGCTGCTCGTATTAACCGATACTTCAACTCGGGCGGACAAGTCAGCACCGGTTGGCCACAGCTGGACAAGTTGTTGTATGGTGGATTCAGTCGTGGTGAACTGAACATTTTTGCTGGCGGATCTGGATCCGGCAAGAGCTTGGTCATGATGAACATTGCATTGAACTGGTTACAGCAAGGACTTTCGGGTGTGTATATCAGTCTTGAATTGAGTGAAGAACTTACTAGTTTGCGAACTGATGCCATGTTGACCAACATGAGCACCAAGGACATTCGCAAGGATATTGACACTGCCACAATGAAGGTGGTAATGACTTCCAAAAAGTTTGGGCAGTATCGTGTGAAAGCATTGCCAGCACAGAGCAACATCAATGACATTAGAAGTTACATCAAAGAAGTGCAGATACAAACAGGTATTCGAGTTGACTTCATGATGATTGACTACTTGGACTTGCTGATGCCGGTCAGTGCCAAAGTCAGTCCCAACGATTTATTTGTGAAAGACAAGTATGTGAGTGAAGAACTGCGCAACTTGGCCAAAGAACTGAATGTGTTGTTTGTGACTGCATCGCAGTTGAATCGATCGGCTGTGGAAGAAATTGAATTTGATCACAGTCACATATCCGGTGGTATTTCAAAGATCAACACAGCAGACAATGTGTTTGGTATCTTTACAAGTCGTGCTATGAAAGAGCGTGGCAAGTATCAGATACAGTGTATGAAGAGTCGTAGTTCAACCGGCGTTGGACAGAAGATTGATCTTGAATACAACATTGACACCATGCGCATCACCGACAACGGCGGCGATGATGCTGCTGCGTCATCTGGTGCAAAACCTTCGTTTATGGATGCAATCAAGGCTCGCAGTCAGGTCAAAGCTGCTGACGTTCAAGACAGCACAGCACCCTGGGAGCCTGCTGCCAGTACCAAAGGCCGCTATGCCCAAGACACTCCCAGCATCACAGCAGACGTGCAAAGTGCTAAATTGAAACAGTTGCTGGGAAAAATCAAACAGTCATGAGAATATTAACGTTGGGCGATAGTTGGACTCATGGAAGTAACGAACATGGACTAAATCCAGCAGTAGTATCATGGCCTGCACAAATGTCTCAAAAATACGGAGTTGACGTAGTTAATCTTGCTAGAGGTGGCTCCAGCAATCAACGTGCTGTCAGAATTGGCATTGAAGAATTATGTAGAGATTCTAATTACGATTATGTGATATTTCCATTAGCGCCTGCTTCGAGAACTGAAATATTAAAGTTAGGAAAATGGCACCAGGTATGGCCAAATAGTGGATTTACTGATCCTTTGGACAAAATTTATACTGAGTTTTGGCATGCCTGGAATGATGTGCAAAACACTATAATGTTGAGTTTTTATTTTATGCACAGTGTACAGGCCCTGGGTATTCCATTGTTTATGTCTGGGCTAAGTTTACGTCCATCTGCTTACGCTGAACAATTGGCATGGATATTAAATTATAAAAATGATAATAATTTTAACAGTTTAAATATACCGGTAGAAGAGTTTAATATTGGTATCAACGATCTAGATCGCAAGCTACAATCATTAAAAGCAATTCATTTTGCAAATTTAAAACTACAACCAGAATATCTACATGATGTATGCCAATCTTATTTTTTTAATCCAGATACGCAACAGAAATATGGTTATTCCTACAAAAAATTTACAGGACATCCAAATGATGCAGGATACCTTGCGTTAGCGGACTATTTTGCTGGTAAAATTGGGTTAAATTAGAACAGCAAACCGCTAAATAATAAAAAGGTCCTGGGCTATTATGCAAAAGAAAACTAGAAGTTTATTAGAAGAACTAGACAGCATGTATGTGGCACGTGATTCTCGGCATGTGATCGAGACTCGTGCTGCCAACATCATTGCCAGTGCCATACGCCTGCTAGAGCAGATTGACTCTACTTACGAGCCTGAAACTGCTAAGAATTTGCAACGCAAATTGCTCAATGCCATCAATCTGCGCGACCCAGGCAAATTTACCAGAACTGTGAGAAAAACTGATGCAAATTCATGAACTGAGTCGTAGACGCCGCGCCGACGAAGGCATTATGGACATAGCAAGAGGCATTGGTGATGCTGTTGGTGTCACTAAAGGACAGGCAGCCAGCGCAGGAATTCTTGACAAAGATGCCAAATTGGCCGCGGTAAGAAAAAACTCAGACATGAAAAGAGTTGCTGCGGAATTTGCAGCCGGCTGGAACAAAGAAGCAGCAACACTAGCCAAGACCGCACCTGCTGCTGGTGCAGCACCACTGCCTGTTGCTGAAGACACCGACGCTGCACCAACATCTGCAGAGCAAGATGCAGCCGATGCAAGAGTTGCAGCTTCTGGTGCAAGTCCCGAAGAAGTTGCAAAGCAACGAGCAGCTAGAGAACAAACAATAGCAGCCAGAACTTCGCGCACTGCACCGACGGTCAAAACAGCTGATCCATCCGTTGATCCAAGATTAAATCCAATTGCTAATCCAAGATTAAATCCAACTGCTAACCCAGCGATAAATCCAACTGCTAATCCAAGATTAAATCCAACTGCTAACCCAGCAATAAATCCAACTGCTAACCCAGCTGCCGCAACAACAACACCAACTAAACCCGGTGCTCCTCCAGGATTCAATGCTGCCAATGTAATGAAGATGCCCGGCATGCAGCCGGCTGGTAAGAAACCTGCACCTGCAACACCAACTAAACCCGGTACTCCACCTGGATTCAATGCTGCCAATGTAATGAAGATGCCGGGCATGCCTGGCCAGCCTACAGTGCCCGGAGCAGCAAAACCTGCACCTGCAACACCCGCAGCCGCTGCAACACCACCCGCAGCACCAGCAACCGCAGCACCACCTAAAAATACAGCAACAGCAGAGTATCTCAAAAAGTTTTTAGCATATGTAAATCAAAAAACTGCCATCAGAGATTCTACCACTTATCAGATGATCGGGTTGAACCAAATTCTATATCAATCCGGTTTAAGAGCCGAACTTGACAAGGCAAAAGCTGAAGTTTTAAAAGCATATGAAGCAGGTCAAGATGTAACAGCCGCAGCCACTGATTACATATTGACCGCAATGGCCGGCGCCCAACTGATATCTTCAAAAAATAGAGCCGGTGTTGATCAGCAGTTGCCAGATCCTGTTACTGCGCCAGACGCAACCACTGGTGGCGCTCCACCTGGCACTACTGCTGCTGCGCCCGGCGCTGCCAGCGGATCCCTTTCTAAAGAAGATGTGCAAGGCCTATTTAAGTTGAATGGTGTTGATAGTGCAATGTTGACCAAACTTGGAACGGCATTACAACAAGCAAGTGGCACAAACACTGTAAACAGAACTGGTAATAACACAATTGACAACATGATTAGAGCACTAGGATTCAAAGTAAAATGATATTAAAAGAAGGCGGCAATGTTTTTAAAGATCAGAATGGTCGCATTCTGACTCAGCGCATCAATCAGACTGATATTGATCCTACAGTTACTTGGTTGGAAGAACTGACCGGGCTTGACTTGCATGGCGAATTGGACCCCGACACTGCGGATGCAAGTCATCCACAAGGATATCCGGAACGTTGGTTAGGTAGCACAGGCAAAAAAGACTCCAGTGGTGACTTGGATCTTGGCGTT